GGAACTATTTCAGCTGATGGAACTACTATTATTTGTGGAAGAGAACAAAATGGAATTAGATTTGCTGATAATGGCACTGGTAACGGAGTAGTAACTTTTCATTTAAACGCTATACCAAGAACCTCTAAAGATTGGAATTTATGGATTATGGGGGCCCCTAACCTAGTAATTCCTGGGGCGTCTCCGTTAAGCGGAATTGTAGAGTCAGACTGGATGTTTTCTTCTCCAACCGCTAATTGGAAATTAACTAAGCCTGGAAAAGTTGTTACCTTTAAAAAAGGAGACCCAGTGTTCTTCTTTATACCTATACACAAGACAGAACTTGAAGAGTTTACTTTAGAACATCATCCAGTAGAGTACGGAACAGATATAGATAAACACAATAGAGATTTTTCTGAATGGAGAAACCTTACAGATAAAGCTGGCATGGGTGTGTTTGGTAAAATGTATTTAAAAGGACAAAGACCAGATGGCACCAAACCCGAATGGGAACACAATCATAAAACTAGATTGTTTTTAAACGAGTCTGATGCCAACTCTGAGTCTTAGACTATTTAGTCTTCCTTACTGTTTTTAAATAGTTCTGAGTATTGAAGCAAAAACGATTTAAACCGCTCTCCTTCTAAGTGCGTCCAAGAAGACCAGTCTTGACCTTCGTTAGACATGTAAAACGCTATCTGAGCGTTTTTCACTGGGTTAAACAAATCAGAGTCAGTAAGTAAAGAGAACTTTTCTCTTCTGTCCTCTCCGAGGCTTCCTAACATATTGATTTGAAACACGCCGTAGGAGTTGTCTCCAGTAGCGGGATTTTGGTTGTGAGCTTTAGGTCTCCCATTGGATTCCTTTTTAGCCACGGCCCACGCTGTCTTTAGCGCAGACCCTTTAAAACCAACTAAAGTTAAAAGGTGCTTTAACTCTTCGTCGGTGAGAGAGGTTTTTTCTGAGTAATCATCTAGTGTGATTACTTTGACTAAACCCTTCATATCTTTTGCGTCTTTAAGCTTATCTGAAGCTTGAGACGAGTCAGTTGCGGTTACTGTCATTGTGACTAAAAGGACCATGGTCATTGCCATGGCTCCAAGTCCCTTTGACTCTGGCGCTATGTTCTTTAACAAAAGCATTTGATTACCTCCTTAGTACAAGGAAACACTGAGTTACGTACATATGTCAAGTTGAATAGCATGACAAAGGTGTGTTTTTATGACAAACTTTTTACTACATTGCGTATAACGCCCTTTAGACAGGAAATACATTGATGACAGTTTTACAATGGGCGCAAACATTAGCTAGTTTTGCTACGTTTGCTTTATTTACTATTTCAATAACTAATTGGTTATTAAAGAGTTGGCTAAAAGGGTATTTGTCAGAATTAAAACCAAATGGTGGAAGCTCAATGAAAGACCAACTTAACCAAATTAGTCGAGATGTTACAGAGAACAGAGTAGCAATGGCACGCTTAGAAGGACGCTTTACACAACATATTGAAGAATCTTCCCTGTAGTTCGGGTTGACTTTTACTTTTAAATCAGGCAGACTGTTCTTGCAGGCACTAACCTAGTTGTGCCTCGAAAGGTAGAGAAATAAATGAATAAAGCAATGCTGGCCTCATGGGGCCGTTCGTTCATGGCTGCTGCTGTTTCCGCGTTTGTTGCCACAGGTGGAGACGTGTTTAGCCTTGACCTAGAAGGAGCAAAAGCTATCCTCACCGCAGGTGTTGTAGCTATCCTTCCAGTACTACTTCGTTATCTAAACCCTTCCGATACAGCATTCGGCACAGGAGCTAAGTAAAATCATGAAATGTGTGAACTGCCCAAATAATGCTGAATATACTCTGGCTGACAAAGGCGCTAACCCAATAAGTTATTGTCCAACTTGTTTGCCACCACACTTACAAGTGCGGGCACTATCTGGGCAGTTACCACTACCTGGAACATCCACAGGTACCCCTATTATTGAAGACTCAAAGAAGACTATTAAGAAAACTGCAAGTAAAGCAAAAACTACAGAAAGTACTGTAGAATCTACGGAGGAGCCAACAGAAGAGGAAGTATGAAAATAACACGGGTAAAAGCTATTCAAGCTCATCCCGTGCCAGAAAAGGCTCATCAACCTCGAGGCCCATTTCCATCTTCTTTGTTTAAAGAACCCGAAATTGTTTACGATTATGAATCTGAACAAGATGAGGGTGGCGATAATTTTCCTTTAGGAGCTACGGCTCAAAATAATTTTAAACCCCCACGTTATCTAAGGTGTAAATCTTGCCTTACTAGGGTTATTGAAGAAGACGCCCCTTTACATAAGTGTGGTGAGTAATGCCTAAAAAAAGAGCCTCTATACCTTCATGGGAAGAAATGTCATCTAGCTATACAGCAAACTTTATAGATGAGTTATTAAAAGACCCAAAGGAAACTGACCCTGAGTTTCAAGTAATAGATGCTGGTGGTCCTTCTATGAAAACTACAACTAGCACTAATCCCTCTAAACCTAGAACTTTAAAAGCGGGATACGATTTTAAAACTAAAACTATGACTGTAGTATTTAGAGACGGAACTTGGTGGGACTACAACAACATCCCAGAAGACGTCTGGTATGACTTTGTCAGCGCTCCCTCAAAAGGAGCATTTTTACGAGAGTCTGGTCTAGACGGCTGGGGAGACATGGGACCCTCAGATGTCACAAAAATGCCAAACCATCGTAGAGAACAGATGAATGACATCTCTGGATTTGCTGATTACATGTACGGCTCTAAACCTAAGCCCCCTACCCTAGACGAATATTTATTCGGGAAAAAAGAGTAAATGAAAGCATTCGGACCACTATACGTAGATGTTATTAGGTACTATCACAAACGCTTACTACCTATAGTAGAAAAGGGTTGGACGCAAGAAACCGACTTTCCCTATAGAAAGAGTAAGCTTTGTTTTGTTTTTAGACTTCCATTTACTACTCCAGGGTTTGTACTGGGCCTTTGGAATAAAAATACCGAGATAGTCTTTGAAGAAGATGCCGACCTACTTTTGGCAAACGCTTTAAAAGCCCGTAGTATGGGACTCTCTACTGAGGAGATAGACGAATGGTAATGAGACGAAATAAGAACTGGAATAAACCCTTTTCGGAGAAGGTGGCTAAAAGAGTATCTAAGATTCCTTCTGGAGAGCTTCTAATCTGGTCTGACCAAATAATGTATGAGTTAAGTCGTTGCCTATCTGCTTACGGAAAGAACCGAGAAAAAGTTTACTTAGACGAAGCACTTACAGGAGCCGAAGCTCTTCACGCAGTTGTGGATGAACTTCATAAAAGAATGTCTCGTATTGAGTAACTACAGTTTTGTGCTAAACTTATATCCGCCAACTCTCTCCTTCTCTCCCGTGTGGCAGCGGCAGCCCTGGACCAAAAACCCAGGGCTTTCCGTCTTTAAAAGAGGTGCACATGTTTGAAGAAAACCTAGACATCGATGAGCTATTTGAAGACGAAGAAATTGAAAACATTGAAGACGACGAACAAGATATTGAGTCCATTGAAGAAGATGATGGATTAGATGAGCTGTCTAGGGAATTTGTAGATAAATTAGTAGATAAGATGATGGTGTTTTTAGTAGCACTAGTTGGTTATGAATTGCATCCATATCAAGCTCCACTTGCAAGAAGAATAATGGAATCTGTAATTATTAACGACGGTGAAGAAATTACTGCACTTGCCGCACGTCAGTCTGGTAAGTCGGAAACTATTGCAAACACTGTAGCTACACTTATGGTTATTCTTCCAAGACTTGCACGTATGTATCCAGATTTATTAGGTAAGTTTAAAGACGGTATATGGGTAGGTTTGTTTGCTCCAGTAGAAGGTCAAGCAGAAACTCTGTTTAGTCGTACTATTAACAGGCTTACTAGTGAGCACGCATTAAACGTATTAGGTGACCCAGAGATTGATGACGAAGCTAAAAAAGTAGCTGGCGTTACAAAACAAATTAAATTGAAGAACTCTGGCTCATCTGTAATGATGATGACAGCCAACCCTCGTGCAAAGATTGAATCTAAGTCTTTCCACCTCATTGTTATTGATGAGTGCCAAGAAGCAGATGACTTTGTAGTATCTAAATCTATATCTCCTATGTTGGCGTATTACGCTGGAACTATGGTTAAAACAGGCACGCCTACTACACACAAAAACAACTTCTATCGCTCTATACAGTTAAACAAACGTCGTCAAACTTCTAGAGGAAATAAGCAAAACCACTATCAGTGGGATTGGAAAGACGTAGCTAAATATAATGATAACTACCAAAAGTTTATTAAGAAAGAGATTCTACGTGTAGGCGAAGACTCTGATGAGTTCCAGATGTCTTACAACTGTAAGTGGCTGCTAGAACGAGGAATGTTTGTAACCTCTACTGTTATGGATGAGTTGGGCGATACATCTCAAGAGCTGGTCAAAGCTTGGCACAGGACTCCCGTAGTTGTGGGCATCGACCCAGCTAGAAAAATCGACTCAACCGTTATTACAGTTGTTTGGGTTGATTGGGACAGACCAGATGAGTTTGGTTACTTTGACCATAGAATTTTAAACTGGTTAGAGATTCAAAGCGAAGATTGGGAAGACCAGTATTTCCAAATAGTTAACTTTTTAGGAAGCTACGACGTACTTGCCGTAGGTGTTGACTCAGGTGGCGTAGGAGACGCAGTAGCCCAAAGATTAAAACTCCTGTTACCTAGAGCAGAGGTTTATCCAATTGGCAGCAGTCAACCAGAACAGTCTAAACGTTGGAAACATCTAAAGACTCTTATTGATAG